CACTGCGCACTGATACATCCACACTACATTTACCGAGTCAAGCTTCACGCCTACAATGTCCGACTCCTTTCCCTGCGTAGCACAGGCAGGATTCAGACATACCATCGTCTTGAAACGCGGAAGTGTCGGGTCATACTTCAAGTATGGGTTAATCGAATACTGAACCGATGTATCCTGCTGGAGATCGTGTTCATACACAACAGGATTCTCCTTCGGAACCTCCTCCTCATACGGACATGCACGACACTTCAGGTAAGCCTTTCCATCACGCTCCGAGATGTCATACAGGAAATTAGAGCACTTGATGCAGAACTTCATTTGTTACACTGTTTGCTATCAAACACAGGTTTCGTTTTAAACGTCAGAATACAGATTGGTGCGTTCAAAAGGAAAAGGCTGCTGGCAACTTGTCGGGCTATTAATCAACGATGCAGAACACTTCCCGTCTCGCCAAGTTTCTTGCAAAGCGCGTCTCGGAGAGCGGAAGTGGTCAGGAGACTCACCAGCTGGGTGGATCTCGAATCAATTACCGAATTCTACCCGAAGAAATGGCGGAGTTTCGAGAGTTATACTGCGAGTATATCAACGTTCCGTATCCTACGCCAACTCTCTTTGAGAAGATATCTCAGGGATTTGCGCCTCTTCGCGTTGACCTTGATCTCAACTACAAGGGGGAGCACTCAACTCCATTTCACACGCGCGAGCATACCAAGGCGTTCATTGAAGCCTATATGACGGAGGTTGCGAAGTATCTGGTCATTAGCGAGGTGACGGATGTGTATGTGATGGAGAAGGCGTTTCCGACGTGGTATCCGGGTAAGAACCTGACCAAGTCGGGTATTCACATCGTGGTGCCCAGCCTTATTGCGGATGCACGAACGGAACAGGCAATTCGCGTTGCTCTTCTCAGTCGAATGGAGACCTTCTTCCCAGAGGTCCCAGTGTCCGAGGGGTGGCGTGCTGCATACGATGAAACGCCGCTCACCCGGAAGTGCACCTGGTGGCCGATGCTTGGATCGAAGAAGTGGGATGAGCATGGTGGCGAGCCGGCACCCTATAAGGTCAAGTATGTAGCGGAATGGGATCCGGAGGATAAGAAGGTTGCGATCGATGAGGATCGCGACAAGAACGTGACGGTTGAGTTGGTTAAGAAGTTCTCACTGCAGACTCCCGGCGCAATCGGCAGTCCACCGACTCAGCTAGGCTCAGATCTGCGTGCCGCTGCCGAGCGCGAGTTGGCGAATCGTGCACCGATTTCCGGCGGTCGCGCAGTGACTCCGGCACGGGGTCGTCCGGCTCAGCGTGGTGACCCGGGATCCCGTGATTCGTCTCCAAACCGAGTGATCTATCAGCAGCCTCTGACCGATGCATTGCGTAAGTATTATGCGGATCACGTGGACAACCTTGCAGAGAACAGGTATATCGAGTATAAGGACTGGCTTGATGTCTGCATCTGTTTGAAGAACATTCATCCCGATCTCAATGAGGTCTGGCATTCATTCAGTCAGAAGGCGCAGGAGAAGTATGACTTCCGAGAGACTGAATCCAAGTGGATGTCGGTCGGCTTCAGGAATGATGGTAACAAGTTAGGTGTGGGCAGTCTTCGCTTCTGGTCTCGTAACGATAACCTCACTCGGTATCTGGAGATCGAGAAGACCAATATTGATCGATTGATCAAGGATTCAGCCATTACGCAGACCGAGCACGATGTTGCACAGGTGGTGTATGCAATGTATCGCGATGAGTTCAAGTGTGCGAAGTTCAGCGCCAGTGTTTGGTATCGGTTTATCGGGCACATCTGGCGGGAGACTGATCGCGGTATCTCCCTTCAGCTTCGCTTGTCCAACGATGTAACGAAGGAATACCGGAGGTTTGTGCTGGACATGGAGCGTGAGCTTCAGACGATTCCCGAGTGCGCTGGTAAGGGCGAAGGACACAATCCAGGTGAGTGTCAATCCTGCACGGCTGAGAAGAAGAAGAAGTCCTACTCCGATATCATTGTGAAGCTGAAGAAGACAGGCTTCAAGAAGAGTGTGATGGATGAGTGCCGCGAGCTGTTTCTCGATGAGGATTTCGTTGGCAAGGTGGATGAGAACAAGCGGTTGATTGCCTTCCGCAATGGAATTCTGGATATGACCACAATGCCACCTACGTTTCGCGATGGAAAGCCGGAGGATTATATGTCATTCTGCACGAATTTGGATTACAATCCCAGCGTAAAGTATTACGAGCACGAGTGCTGGTCTCAGCTGCAGAAGTTTCTGAATGATATCCTTCCTGATCAGGATGTTCGAACCTACTTCTTATCCTACCTTGCAAATTCACTGTCGGGGGAGAACGATGCGCAGAAGTTCCACATCCTGACCGGCGAGGGATCGAACGGTAAGTCCATGCTTATGATCCTGATGTCGACTACGATGGGTGATTATGCATGCACTGCGCCGATCTCATTGTTGACCCAGGGTCGTAACAAGTCCGCAGCCGCAGCACCGGAGTTGGTGCGTATGAAGGGTCGCCGCTTCGTGACGATGCAGGAACCCGATGAGCAGGTGCCCCTGAACACCGGATTGATGAAGGAGCTTGCTTCGTCGGAGAAGATCACGGCTCGCGATCTGTATGCAGGTTCGAAGCAGATGATTGACTTTGAGCTCCAAGCCCGTTTCAATCTCGCGTGCAATGAGAAGCCGAAGATCAACACTCAGGACGGAGGCACTTGGCGTAGGTTGGTGGTCGTGAATTACCCGACGAAGTTCGTGTCTTCGCCCAAGCTTGCTCACGAAAAGCCGATGGATGAGAACATGAAGCAGAATTGTATGAGTGAGCCATGGGCGACGGCGTTCCTCAGTTATCTGATTCATCTCTTCACAGAGGGTAGGGGTCTGAAGAAGCTCGTGCCACCGGAGAAGGTTATGGAGTATATCGCCGAATACAGGGAGGACAGTGACGTGATCGCCAAGTTCCTCCGTGAGAAGATTCATATGTATGCACAGTTGAGGGTCGATGAGCAGGAGCATGAGCCGTCATCTTGGTCGAGCATCACCAGTGCGTTCAGTGAGTGGAAGCGGACAAACGAGCTGATGAATAAGGGCACCCCGCAGGAGTTAAAGAAGCGTCTCGAGGCTGCGTATGGTAAGATGCCTAGGGGCGGTTGGACTTCCTTCCGGTGCGGTGATGCTTAGACTTGTGCTTCTTGTGGCGACGGCGGTAGGTGCGCCCACCCTGCTGCTGTGTAGGCGCGCAACCAAACAGACGATCCCTTAACGAAGATGCGCTGCTCGTCACATTGTTCCATGCAGATGTAAGCTGTTCCATTGTTATTCAATCCTTATTTTTTAATAGATGCCGCCCCCACGACCCGCACCAATGCGAGTCAGGACATACGAGCGAAGGAGTCCGATGGTGAAGACGACCAGTGCGAACGAGACAATCAGGTTAACCAGCTCCGCGATGACCTGACCTACCTTGAGTTCTGCGGATCCAACCTTGATGGTGAACGCAGACACACCCTTGCCCGCCGAGATCGCAGGCGCGAGGATGGGGACAAGGATGCCGTCATTCAGGGACTTGAAAAAACTAGCCACCACACTTCCGAGGTAGAACGACGCAGTCAGAATGATGATGTCCTTGGTATCCAGCATTTATTGAGTGGGTCAGAATGTTTTTCAGCGAACGACATAATGAGGGTGAAGAGTGAGTCCCTGAACAGACTGGCTGGCAAAGCCACGTCGCTACTCGCTTTTGACTGCGAGTTCTGGCACAAAGGATCTATGTTTCTCCCTCGAGAAGTGGGTGGATACCAGCTCACGCGAAGCGGTGATTCCTGGATACGATCTAAACCATTCTTCGTTGTCCTCCCGCCTCCTCCTGGTCAGCTCAATCGTGTATCGTCCAGTTATTCCACCGTAACCAACACTACATCCGAAATTCTCGATATTCTCGAAGTAACTGAACACCTGGCTCCGGAGTTTCTACACAACGACGACAGCGTCAAGGCTTACTTTGCGGATAAGATGGTGAAACCTCACCTGAAGCCTACCTCATGGCTCGCGGAATTTGCTCAGAACATTAAGGATTCAGTTGTTATCGTGAAGGGTCGCATGGATTTGGATGCAATCAGGTATGCATGCTCTCAGTATAACATTACCTATCACAAGCCTATCGGTGTAGTTGATATCGCAACGAGCAATCCGCAGTTCACGAAACGATGCGGAACCGCAAAACTAGATGGAGCCTACAAGTGTGTTTCCAAAGAATTGGATGCGAGTTTGAAGAAAGCCTTCCCTGTCGGAAAGGCACATAACCCCGTGTCCGATGCCGCCATGACAATTCAGATTGCTGCATGGTTGTCGGAGAAAGATATGCGTTGAATACAATGGATACCCGGTTCTGGGGACCCTCGGGTTGGCAGTTATTTCATCTCATCGCAGAAGGGTCACATGATCCGGCGATCTTATCGAGTATGTCGCGGATTCTGCCCTGCAAGTTCTGCCGAGAGAGCACGCACTCGTTTATCCATAAACACCCCCTTAGGAAAGGCGAGGACGCTGGTCGTTGGCTGTATGAGATTCATCGCATGGTCAACCATAAATTGGTCGAACAGGCAAAGACAGACCCGTCTGTTATCCTGCCTGAACCCGATCCAACCTATGACGATGTCCACCTGAAATACCAAGAGCTTCTGAAGAAGAAACCTCACGGGGTTCCAGGTCGCGATTTTCTATTCGCAATCGCCTACAACTACCCGGAGAAACCCGAGTTTGACGATATCAATACGCAGCAGTTCTTTCTGAAAGAGCTCCGCACATATTATCCATTTCCAGAGCTGAGGAAGGTGTATACTGCCTATTTGAAGGCAAATCCAATTGACATCGTGTCTCGTTCCGAATACCTACACTGGATGTATGGGCTTCTACGAAAACTATCCGCAAAAACGAAGTCGCCTATTCGCACATTCAAGGGATACACACATCATGTGGCATACTACAAGAGCGGGTGCGTCAAATCAACCTATCACGGGAAAACATGCCGTCGACTTGATAATGGAAGTTATACCAAACAGCGTGATCATAAGCGTACTCGACGGATCACAACTGGAGGTTTACTCGCGTAAACATGGAGTCGAAGAGACTCCACTGTGTATGAGAGTGTATATGGTCGGGCTGGTTGTTCTTACGGTGCTTGTTATGCGCTCGGCGTTTGTTTAGTAGAAGGACTTGCGGCGGCGGCGATGGGTCTTCTTCGCCGTCTTGCCCTTCTTGGCAACGCTTCCCTTCTTGGTGTAGGTCTTCTTCGCCTCGCGGATAGCCACCTGGGTCCCCTCGAAGCCCTGCAGCTTCTTACCCGTGCGGCGCTCGATCATCTTCCGCGTCTTCTGAACGTGCTCAATCCAAGGATTTCCCATTTTGTTTTAAGCGCACGAAACAAAACCACACTCGTCGCTACTCCCTCGGAATGAACCCAGGCTGCCCCAAAGGAGATGAGCAGAGATTCCACTGACATCCATACCCATATACGTCGTCCATGACCTTCACCTTCGAAAAGGACTGATCAGGTGCGACAATTACAATGTTGTCCTTGGTGAACGCCCGCAACTCCGATGGCTCCCGAGGATACGCCGCTTGTTGATACGTGAGGCGGCGCAGCTTGCTTTCATTCCACGAGAGATTGAGAAGTGGTTCTAGCTCTGTGCCCCGTGCCTCATTTCCCGATACAATGATGATGCTGTTTCCGAGAAGGTCAAGGGGGATCTTTTCGACTTGTTCGGTTGTAAAGTGCTTGCGAACAGTTGTCTTCAAGTGGTAGGCGACACGATTCAATGTAAAACTCTTATCCGTGTGAAGTGCGAGACTGAGGATCAGCGGATCCTTGGACGGAAACGCATCATTCACGATATCAACACACGCCGACTCGAAGGAACGAGTTGCGACACCATCATATGCAGGCTTGAGAGACACCACTGGTTGATCTTGTGCGTCGGAATAGACGTTGAGCTCAATCAGACGATATCCACTCTTCAGTGCAGTTGAAATATCTTCGAACGTGCTCCCCTGAACGTAATAGTCAGCCAGCCTTCCCTTTCGAGGAATTGCGTGGGTTTCGTCTGAGGTTGCCATAAGGTATCCAGCCGCAGCCAGTGCGCCAATCGCAATCACGGTCTCCATTGATTAGTCACTCGATTATTTGAAGAAGGCTCCAACGCTTACTCCTCCAACCTCCTCTTTTTGACTGCGAAGGGTATTCATCTCTCTGTCCGTCACTCGTTTGCCCATTGGAATGTCCATCAAACACGCGTGATGAAACAGTAAACAATACATTCCACACTCCGATTCCTTGAACTGGTGACGGGTGGTATTGTAGGTGAGCTTCATCGGAATTTCCTTCGGGTGTCCTCCGTCCCATTGATCCTTCCAACGAAACATGAGACGTTGGATCTCCTTCTCCGGCTTGCGTGCATACGAATCGAAATAGGTCATGCGGGGATACTGCAGCTCGGGGCGAATGTCGAGGAACGCAGCGATCCAGTGTTGTCCGGGTCCGTCGTGGACATCTGTATTGAATACAATGCCTACGCGCCGATACCCCTTTTTGTAGAGGACATCCAGCTTCATAGAACACAGTGTAGATACAATGCATTTTGATGTATCTGATTTCAAATCAAAATCAATCGGCACGCAGCCAACAAAGTGATAATCACTGAACACTCGTTCGTATTCACGTTCGCGCTTGTCAATATCGTCCGATGATAGCCATTCCGTCGGATTCGTCTTCCAGGTTTTAGGCGCACGTGGGCGCTTCATCATGGATGTCACGATACATGTGGGCTCACCGGTTTTACACTTAGCATGAAGATTGTGTTTCAATGCTTCCCATGTTTTCTGCGGGCTTGCTTTTGGAATTTGGCTGTCTTTGTTCTCAGAGTTCCACGTCTGCCGCAGTCTCTCGATTTCATCCGGATCGAAGAGGAACATCACCCTTGCTTAAAACGAATACTTTCCTTGTGAGGTGAAAGCATATCACAATGGATAGTCTCACCTCTGTTCTCTCCAAGTATCTTCGCATCAACAAGAGTCTATCGGAACTTAACTCTGAGACGTCTAAGCTTCGCGATTCTCGTCGCACCATCGAGCTCGATCTTGCAGCCTTGTATGCACATACAGAGTTGCCTGACCAGATTCATCTTCGCGAGTCGGATATGATGTTCAATGTGAAGCGCCCAAACAAGTGGAAGAAGGGATGGTCTCTCTCCAAGAAGGATCTGGAGATCTATCTCGTCGAAATCCTAGGCGATCGTGGCAAGGAGGTGATGCGTGAGATTGTCAAGCGTCACGAGCCCAAGCTTGTCTCCGATGACTTTGGTTTCGAGTTGAAGTCCACTGGGTCTTCGGGTGCCTCTTCTGGCGCAGAGTGAGCTGGATTGCGAGTGACCTGGATCGTCACCGCGGTTGCATCCTGTAGAGATGCAGCTACACCCAGACAGCAGCACACACCGAGAAACAATGACACGCCTCCAACGAGCATAGTGATATCAGACATTATTCCCTTTTACTTGGGAATGGTCAAAGTTCGTTTTCAACGACTCCTCAATCTCACGGATAAGCTTGGATATATCCTGTGCGTGCCTTGACGCTTCAAGTGCGTTTTCATGGGGCAAGAATCCACGATGAATTCGAGACACCGCAACCGAGAGCTGCTGCTGTCGTTCTACTACTTGAAGCGCCAAGGTTGATAACTGTTTTCGCATCAATACGCGGATATGTAAGGGACGGAGAAAATGTTTAAGCCCGAGACGTGCGACGACGGTGACGACCGCCGCGGCGACGGGTGCCACGGTGACGATGTTCGAAATAGTTCATAAGTTCTTGTTCGGAAAAACTTGATAACACTATGTGTACCAGCTCAGGCGGTGGAGTCTTCTTATCGTAGTTATACCCCTTCTCATCAAGCATCTTTTTCAGCTTCTTGATGGGCCGTGTTCCGACCCAGCGTATAAGAACAGGGTCCCTGGTTGGTCCGCTACTGCCTGGGACATGATGGACATCAATTGGCTTTCCTCGCGGCATTTATTCTTACTCACGAAATTCCGTCGTCCTCCCTCGAAGTGAAGTATTCGCGCATCTTGGTATCCACTTTACGATCCGTTAACTCCCAGACACCCTGCCCATTTGGTTCGACGATTGAACGCACGTCACGAACCCCATCGAGAATGCGATGGCGATCTACATACTTGCGATTTTTCGCTGATCCATGCCATAGATGATATACTGTGCCGAGAGCGCATGTCAGTTTCGGTTGAACCATGCGGGAATACTCTTCATACGACGGGACGAGGGCTTGGTGAATGTATCCTTTCGGAAACTTGACGTCCATCCATGCAGCCGTTGACATTGTGTCTCCACTTCCCGTGATCCCATGCTGATAGAACCCAATCTCCCTGAACCATTTCCGCTGGAACGCCCATCCGAATCCGGGGTGGTAGTTGTGATTATACACATTGATACGGTTCATATAGGCAACGGATAACCGAGTCTGAATGAGTTTGGTGTAGGTGCTGTCCAGCCATACACAGGACGAGAAGGGCTGAACCACCTCATAGGTTCCCAACAACTTCGAAACTTCATCATACCATTTTGGGTTTCCGAAGATGACATCTGCATCAAGGAACATCAACTTCTTGAACCGCCACGGAACGCGCTTTTCGAGAAGTCCACACAATGTCTCCTTGTGAAACATGATACTGTTACCCTTGACATGGTATGCGTCCTTGATCTCTGGATCAGCATCACCAAACGTCAGTTCAAGCGTATAATACGGAATGTTTGCTAATTTCAGCTTTTCAATCGTGTAGAAGTAGTTCATCAACATCTTCTTCGAGCGCGCGGGATTGAAGAACACAAAACAAATTGCCATATCCTTGCGAGTTGGGATCTCGTATCGACATGCGGCGACATCCACGATGCAGGTTTCAAGAGGTGGAGCTGTTTCTGGGGTGCGGACTACGTTATACGCAAAGGATTGGATCTGTCCCATTGTCTTAGAGCGAAAACGAATTTACTGGATGGGAGTCAATTGAACGCATGTATTCACCCTATAACCCCGCCAACCGGATGTTCACTGAAGACGATATCCACCGAATTCTCAGACGCCACGGACTCCCTCACTATCGTATTGCAAATCGAAAGGTGTTTCAAACCGCTATGATTCATACTACATACGTCCGACGCACTGATTACACTACGCCCGACGGAGAGCCGGCTGTTCTCGCTCCCTGTCCCTCGGGCGTTATGCCTCTCCAAGATGAGAGTTACGAGTGTTTGGAATTTGAAGGGGATGCGGTGCTCGGTGCGTGTATAGCGACGTATCTACGCAAGAAGTTCCCCGAGAAGAAGCAGGGATTCTTGACGGACGCCCGTAAGGAGCTCGTCAACAATGACCGTATTGGAGGGTTGTCAAAGAATATTGGACTGGATCGGTTCTACGTGATCTCCCGGCACAATGAGGACTCGGTTGCGATCAATGGGCGAAACAATACCAAGAAGTTGGGTGACATCTTTGAAGCCTTCCTTGGAGCTTTGTGGACCGACTGTGGTAACAGATTCAACATTGTGTATCCGTTCGTGACCACTGTCATGGAAGCGTATCTCGACGTGGATGAGATCGTGAATTCAGCTGCGAACTTCAAAGATCTGTTTCAGAAGTATTGCCAGCGCGAATTCAAGTGCACCCCCGATTATGAGATGAGGTCGAATGATCCGAAGAAGAACGAGATCGTAGTTGCGGTGATGGTCGCTGGAAAGGTCTACGGGATTGGAGCCGGGTCTACGCGAAAGAAGGCAGAGCAAATGGCATGCCAACATGCACTCAACGCCGTATAGTCCCCTCACCTGGGGATTGTTTAATTTCGACAAGAATATATCCTCGCAAAAGATAAACACAATGGGCGGTGGTCTTCTTCAGCTTGTTGCCTATGGTGCTCAGGACGCCTACATCACTGGAAATCCCCACATCACCTTCTGGAAGGTGCTCTACAAGCGTCATACCAATTTTGCCATGGAGGCGATGCGTGTCAACTTCACGGGTGCACCCTCGTATGGACAGCGCTCGGTGGTTGTCGTGAATCGGAATGCTGACCTGATGTTCCGCACCTACCTCGAGGTCACGCTTCCCGACACGCGTGCTGCTGCCAACGGATCTGCAACGGGACCGAATCATAACGTGATGTGGACTGTGGGTGGTCGCCGTCGTCTTGGATATCTGCTCATCCAGCAGGTGGAGATTGAGATTGGTGGACAGGTCATGGATCGTCACTATGGTGAGTGGATGTATCTGTGGGAGTCTCTGACGTCACCGTTCGACCAGTCTGTTCGCCTCGATCAGATGATTGGTAGCGCAGCACAGGGATCTGCGACAACCCCCGCCTCGTGCCAGGGACGCCCGATTGTGATGTATATCCCACTGTCTTTTTGGTTCTGTCGCAATCCCGGACTGGCTCTGCCGCTCATAGCTCTCCAGTATCACGAGGTTCGCCTCAACTTCATCTTCCGCCAGGCGACCGATCTGGTTACATCGACCTATGACGATGGAAACATTGGCACGGTTGTCGGTACATGGCCCGGCGGCATCCCCCAGGCTGCTCAGTTCCTGCCCAAGCTCAAGGATGCGGCGGTCTACATTGACTACATCTACCTCGACACGGATGAGCGTCGCCGGTTCGCCCAGCAGTCTCACGAGTATCTGATTGACCAGCTCCAGTATGGTCTTCAGCAGTCGATCACTTCGCAGACGGTGCGCCTGGATCTCACGCTCAACCACCCCGTCAAGGAGCTTGTATGGGTCTTCCAGGATGCCCGCAAGCTCGACTGCTCGCTTCCTGCAACCAGCACTGGCGCTGCCCTGACCTACACGCAGCCGTTCAGCTACGATGATATCGCCAACCGCTGCCGCATCCAGCTCAACGGACAGGATCGCTTCGATGAGCGCTATGGTGATTACTTCTGGAAGGTCCAGCCCTACCAGCACCACTCGGGCGGCGGCTTCGAGTCTGGTCGCACAACGATCACTCTCGGTGGCACGACGACGGCTGCGCTGTCGACGGCTGCACCGACTTCGCTTGGAGCGATGACGGTTGTGTTTACTCTCACTGCAAACCCATCTGCCACGGGTCTGTATAACAACACCGCCACGCAAACATATATCAACATTGCGGCAGGAGGAGCAGGTGTTTCAGATATTCAGGGCGCAGTTACAGCATACGGCGCACCAATCCCGTGGACAGTAGTCAGCTCAGCTGATGTGGGCACCACGCCTACAACGCGTGTTAAGACAGGTGCAATCATGACATTCGGAACTGTATCGGCAACTGCAAACGCGACGACTGGAACATGGTCGAATATTGCAACTGGGTCCGGTACTGGGCCATCGGTATCCGGAGGCATATACACTGCTAACGACGTCACAGTTGTCGCTGTCTGGGATCCTAATCAGTCATATCGCGACAATGTCACAGGCACCACCGTGACGGGCTCCGCCTCCGTCAGCGGCAACCTCGGCGTTCAGGTCATCAACCCGATCAACATGTATTCGTTCTCGCTGGCTCCCGAGGAACACCAGCCGTCTGGATCGTGTAACTTCTCGCGCATCGACACCACAACACTGGTGTTCGATTCGATCACAACCGGACCGTCGGCAACCGGACAGTCGGCAGCTCTCGCGGCAGGACTGTTCCCCTCAAAGAACTTCCCCTACCTGTTCCGCATGTATGCTGTGAACTACAACATCTTCCGCGTCATGAGCGGCATGGGCGGTCTGGCATACAGCAACTAAATACGTTCCAACGTCCCCTGATATAGTATGAATAAATGGTCGATACCGGCTTGACTAACGACGCACATACGGCACAATCAACAACCCGAGAAGAAGAACCAGCACCACCGTATCGAATACTCCGACGATCTTCTTATACTTGATCGGAAGTTCGTGAGTTCCGGGAGGCACGCCGCCATACGGTTTCGCCCAGCCGATCAATCCGCCTAATAACGTAGGTCCTAACTTGTCGTTGCAGTCATAAATGTAATCATACCACGCCATCAACACATAGGCAGTCATTGCGAGAACAAACGCAAGGACTGCTTGATGTTCCCACGCTTTAGGGTGAGGCATGTAGAAGACAAACAGAATGAACACTGCAAAGACGATGCACTTTTCATTCAGATAGAGAGGTGTACCAAATAGTCCTAAGCCCATTTATAAGAATGATACATGTATTTATGTCCGGTCCTATTCGGACTTCGATGAATGAAGTCCTCACCTGCCTCCGGACACTGAAATCACAACTCCCTCCATGTAAGGTGTGGTTCTCTACATGGAAAACAGATCTACCATTAGATGAGCTTCGTTCAGAGGTGGATGCACTCATTATCGTTCCCGAACCGACCAATGTCGACACATTCTTCAAGGCTCGAACTCAACAGATGAGGCAACTACCCAATGAAACAAGGGGATGGGCATCCAATGTCTATAAAATGTTCGTAGGTGTTGAGGAAATCTTCAAAATTGCACCACTTGCCAACGACGATATAGTCATTCGCGCCCGTGCAGATGTTTTCTTCAAATGTGATCCAAATCACCTTCAAGAACTATTGGAAAGGGCTAAGACCTGCTACGTTTCGCGTTCAGATAGATGTGATGATTGGTTTGGAATCGGAACGTATGCTACGATAAAGAACATCTGGTGCTGGCGCAATCTCACGGAATTGGAAACCATGATGAATAAGAGTTGGAACACGGAGAACGTGATCTATAATAAGGCGGTAATGTATAATATCCCGATCGTCAAAATGGACCCAACAAAGGTCGATATCTGTATCATGCGATCTAACATGTTCAAGCATTACTATCCTTAGGTCTAATTCTGGTATTCGGTTCACAACCATTCAATCCAAGTGTCTGTTGCATCATAATCGGTGCGGGTTGTCCACGTCCAGGACACTTCGCATGCCCATGACCTAGTATGTGACCCATCTCATGTGAGACCATGTATTGACGATAGCCATCTAACTTCTGACCGCTTTTGGATGCCCCGTGCATCCACCGGGTGGCGTTCAGATACATCGTATCCCCACCAAGAATCGCGCACGATAGATCATTGGGAAGACCGCATAGTTTCACGATATTCTTCGGTGATGTCAGATGAATTGTCACGTGAGGGTTTTTCTTAACCATCTTGAAACTGTATCCATGCGCCTCCCATCCGTTAGGATCCGCTAAATACATTTGAACCAGGGTCGCAAACTCATCATGTGGATAGTCGACATCGTCGTCCACCCGAGTCATGTATGTGACCCTCCGCATCTTGCTTCTAGGAAACGAAAAGTCTAAAGGCAGGCATAAACACCCCATGCCTCTCACTAAGTGTTCTCAGTGTAAAAAGAGGACGCATTTGATCTTCAACTGCCAATGCCCTGGAATGTTTTGTGTGAAGTGTCGCACCCCAGAGGTGCATGAGTGTAAGGTGTTTGTTCCCATCAAGATCGAGCTCGAGAAGGTTGTCGCTGACAAGATGCCTACCCGGGTATGATCTCGAGGTGGCTTGTGAACACGTTCATGAGGTTCTCAATCTCCGTCCGATTCATGTTCTTGGAGTTGAGGATGGACATTACGATGCCACCATCGCGAATCAGAACCTCAATCAGAATCTTTTGGTTCTTAGGTCCCGTGAAGTGAACTAGCCAGAGTCCATCCGTCTTGGTGTAGTGTGCAGTGTAGCCGGGGAAGTCCTCCGTCGTGTCGGAAAGTGCGTTGTCGATGTTGAGTGCCATGGTAACCACTGGCTCTTCCCCACGTTGGGAAGGCCCCATTCGTTTTTAGAAAAACGGATTTCGTCGGGTGATGCAATGTCAGACACTATGGACAAGACCCTGCCCTTCGTTGACTTCGACGTAATCCTTCAAGCCATTGTGTCGTATGATGTCTACCCCAGCTTTAACCTGGCTCTCCGCGAGACCTTCCGCGGACGGCACGACCAGAACCTCTCGGTCCGAGAGTTTGCGACCTTCCTGAACTCCACGGTCGACGCATTTTCGCGGCCGGCCGTCTTCGGGCGGCTGGTTGGGCAGCTGGCTTACCGAAAGCTCGCCAGCTATGACGATGCGGAAAAAATGCTCAACGGCTATATTTGAGCCACATCAGAAAACGGATTTTTGGGGGGCACGGCAGAATCCAGAGCCCCTAGACTCTTCTTCTCTTCTCACCAACTGCCAAGATGCCCCTCCAGAACTGCAACTTCATCAAGCAGGCCGACCACCGCCCCTGCGAGCACCAGGTTCTCAACATGCCCGGGCACGCCATGCACCGCGACCACTGCGGCATGCACGCGCCGATCGCCGCCCGGATGCCGCCCGTCGTGCCCGGGCAGTGCGAGCACATTATTGGCGGCCCAGCCCCAGTGTGGGGCCACTGGTGCGGCCACGCCAATGCCGAGAACGAGCGACTTTGCCCCCGGCACGTCATTGTGCGCGACGCCGAAGCCGCCGTAGCTGCCCGCGTGCGCGCCATTCGGGTCCAGATGCAGGACCAAGCCCGCGCCCAACGCCTGGCACAAATTGCGGCTGAAATCGCTCAGCCGCTGCCC